AAAGTCAAAATGGAACGGAAAGACTGACTACACAAGAAAAGAATATATAGCCCATCACCCTGTAGATAACGCAAAATTAACATCTGCTTATTTGCAGTGCATCAAAGATAAAGGGTCAGCGGAATCACAAGGGGAGATAGTTGGCGGCGCGTTAATTTCTTCTACGCCTGCATCTGGTTTCCTTTCTAATTTGCCCGTAGTGGGCTGGTTAGCTAATTCAGTAGCACAAAGGAAAGCTTCTCAGATTGGGAAAGATATAGCTTCCGATTTCGTAGACTGCTAATTGGATATTAAAGAACCGCGAATCATTGAACCTAGAATTGCAGAGCCTAGAATTGCCGACCCCATAGTTTTAGAACCGCCGTTAGTCTTACCCCCATCAGTTAGTACTCAATTACCTTTTGTTTTAGATCCCCTAGTAATAGATGTTCCGGGGTGTGTTGAGACTAGGCAAGATGAAACAGGAGGTTCAGGACACTTTGATAATGACCCTGACGGCGTGATGATTTTATGCGATTTTTCGCAACCCGTCTTCTACCCTCTGGACTACTATAAAAAGTTAGAGGTAGTAAAAACAAAACCCTTATCAGTAACGCCACGGGAGCCGGAAGAAAGCAAACAACAAAGCACGACTAATAAACAAACAACAGGTTTTACAGGCTATACCCCGCCCCCTCCAGACTGCCCCCCGAATGGAGCCGCGCCAATAAATAGCATTGGCAAATATGGTAGAGGTAGAATTACGGCTTATAAGATCGACGCTATTTCAGGCGAATGTGTAGCTGTATATGAGCCGATAAAAATTATTGAAACCGTTGATCATTTCACCCCGCCCCCTGCTTTAGTTTCTGGGGTAATGGTTACAGCGTTATTTGGAGCAACATCCGCATTAATGGCGGCCCCTTTAACTGAGCTAATAAAAAAAAGAACTAAACCCCTACAGAAAAAAATTATTAAATTCGTCAAAAAGAAATTAGGTAAAAAGGAAAAGCCGTTATCAAGAGGGGAAAAGATAAGAGCGCAACGGGAAAAGAATAAAGTTAATTTGTTATGGCGGTCACTTCTGAAGAAATAGAGTGTTGATGATCAGGAAGGGTATTTTTAGGAATAAATTTAACTACTTCTACATCATCACATAATTTTGCGAATGAGCTGGTTTCTTTAAATCTTATACCCTTTGTTAATAATTCCCCGCATTTACTAAGCCTCCCGACCTCCAGACTCAAACGCTTATCTGCTACCTGTAAATCTAATAATTCAACAATTTTTGCTGCCCCTTGTCTACACTTACGAACTGCCTTTCTATCCATATTAATATTGAAACTCAAGCTAATTCCCGGCGACACTGCGAACGAATCCTGTGGATTTAATTGAACTGATTTATAACCAACCACTAAACCCGGATTATCTGGTAATCCATCAGGCCCGTCAACTTGGTTCCCATTATCGTCTGTAGTTATTAAACCTGTTAAGTCTCTATCGTCATAAATTGGATCTAATCTAACGTCCCTCTGAGGCCTTTGAAAACTCATATTAGATGTAATAAATGGCTGTACAACAAAAGTGTCAGACTGACATTGTAATTGTTGTAAACTATAAATATTTGTAAATTGCCTACTAGGAACGTTCTGAACTGCTGTGACGTTCACTCCACCTGAGCTATTACTTATTGGATTGTTTTGCATTGAAACGCCTTCGCTTAATGCTGGTAATTGCCCAGATAAAGTAATAATTAAAGCTGGTAATATCTTTTTCATTGAGTAAAGATACTCGTTGAATTTGTTATACTTTCAGTATCAATAGTGCGGTCAATAATAACGTGTTCAGCTAATCCCGGCCCCATTAGACTCTCATTGTATTGTGTACCAGCTCCAGCAACGACTTGTTCATATTGTGGTTTAGTATTTAGATCAATTGATTTCCAAGTTGAAGATATTCCGTTTACTGTTTGGGTTTGAGTATTAACAGTTTGAGGCGTTACGGTGCTACCTATGACTTTAATATTTGAACCACTTTGATTGAATGTATAACCAGTATTAAAATGAAAACTTTCTATCCGTTCTACCGTTCTACTTTTTACCTCTGTAACACTGCTAGTTTGACCAGATCCGAAATTGGGAATCACTGGGACGGCTAGGGTTTTGGCTGTATTAATTACATTTAAGAGAAAGAAAAATAATAAATATTTCATACATATCAATGAATATCTATAGTACTAGAAATACTTCCTGAAACTGTCGATCCTGAACCCCCGGGAGTTAGTGTGATAGCCCCCGCCTGAGTAAGACCGACCGCCGTCCCGTTCGAATTGCCCCCGCTGTAGCTGATAGTGTCCCCCAGAGTTAATAAAGTAGTCGTTGCCCCATGAGTTAGGCCTAGCCCTGTTTGAGTAGGCACAACATCGCCTTGCAAAAATGACTGTGTTAGGGAAGTACTGGCCCCTGCTGCCGTTTGGCTAAAAGATTGAGTACCTAAAGTGGCTGCGACTCCTGTATGGGTGCTATTGCTTGAAGCGGGTGCAACGAGGCCTGTAATAGTGCTTGCGGTTATGCCCTCAGAACTAAATGAATATGAACTTCCTATCCGTTTTGCGTGGGAATAGCTACCAGCAACATCAGCGCTAACAACTGTTTTTAATTCGTGCTTATAGTTTGCATAACAGGGGCTAGCAACAAAAAGCAGAAAGGGGATTAATAGTCGTTTCATGGAATCAAGCGGCCTGATTGTGGGTCTATCTCTTTACCAGAAATCTTATCTATTTTCGGTTCTTGAGGAACTAATTTAATTGGTGTTTCAACTCTAATTGTTTGATAACTTGTTCCTCCTATTGTTTTACTTTTCCCTTCATCTATTTTATAAGTTCCATCGCCTTTTTTAGAGGTAGTTGAAATATTAAAGGAGGCCAAAACCCCTGTAAACACTGAAGCTATGAATGTTGGATCTATTTTCTGTTGAGGTATTCCTGGGATGGAAACGTAGTTTAAAGTCAGGATCGCCCCGGACCACCCAAGAACTACAATTTTTATGAGTGTAGTCGTGGTGTCGTCTAAGCCGTCTTTGAATTTTTGGAAAGGATTTTTCTTTTTTTCCTCTGGCTTGTTTAATACTTGTTCAGTCATAGGCGTTTACTTGCTACGCAGACATATTAATATAACCAAGCTAATGCCTTGTAGAAATGAGTCAACCCTTGTCCATCTGGGAGAACGCAGCCCGTACTGAATTAATGGAGAAATTATATTTTTTAGATGGGCGAGACAATCCGGCACACCCTCACGCAAATACGTTTACAGGTTTAGGCGTAGAAATACAAATAAGAAATAGAGTTAACAAGGAAAAAGAAATTGCTGATAAATGGAATAATTTGCTAGGTGACAAATGAATGAAGTAATAGCCGCCTGTATTGGTGCTGTAGTCTCTATTTTCTTATTTACCCTTAGCATTGTGGTGAACAGGAAAGATAAGGACGTAAGGGCTTTATTTAAAAAAGTCGATCTATTACAGCAGAAAGTAGCAGCACTTGAAGGGACACAAAGGAATAAGAATTGGCGTAATAGGTAGACACTAAAAAACCCCCTTAACGTCCTCTAAGCGCTAAAGAGGTTTAATAGCTATCCATTTACCAAAATGCTAATACTTGCTAAGGGGGTAAACAACGAATTTATTCTACTCAATATGCGACATTTGTTCATTGATATATCTACTCAAAATAACTGCTTTGCTGTAATGAGCTGAATAACCTGTTAAGTCTCTTAATTGCCTTGATGACATATACATGGCATTGCGCCGCCATGCTTCAATTTTATTTGTCGGGGATCTATAAACAAAGCCTGAACCCAACCAATCTAAAAAGCGACGCATAAGACTTACTATGCTTGCGTATTACAAATATACAGATATTTTGAGTATGGGTCAGCAGTTGGAGTGTTCGTCCCCATCACCCAGTGAGAAAGGTTGGCTGGCCCACAATATTAACAGGCAAAAAAAAGAGCCTTGCGGCCCTTAGTGGTTAGTTTGTAATAGAGGCCAAAACCTTGTTTTTAAATCTTTCAGAGCTTTTCTAAAAGTGGTTCCGACTGCTGCTGCTTCTCCATTGTCCCAATTAATACCTTCAACATTTTCAGAAATTAGTGATTCCCAATTAGCGGGTAAAAAGCTTGGGTCAATAAATAAAACAGTGAAATGCCCTTTTTGTTCTCCATTTCTGCCATAGAAATTACCGTCTGATCCTGTTGTAATTCCGTGGCCTCCAGTAAACCAAGGCTGCTGACCAACCTCGTTCATGTTTTTTGGAAAATTCATCTTGGAAGAGTCTCCTCTTTGTTTACTTCTCTATCATAGTAATGGGTTGACCCCTATGGAGACATATTAACAAAATCGTAACAATTAAATGTCGGGGGATGGATCACGCCAATTACGTGCCTTGTCTTCGCCTAAATTATCAAAGGCTTATAACTCACCCTTACGGGATACGGTGAAACACCGCGTCTAGAACAGGCTCCCCGACGTTGGTTATTAGCAGTCGCCTTCCTCTAGGAAAACATTGGTTAAGGAATACAGCTCATCCCAACTTCTTTTACATGTTGGAGAATTACATTTCACAAGCATCATTATCATCCCTTGATTTGGGTCAGGTCTTGGATCTTCATAAGACATATTTTTAGATCCGCAATGTGGGCAGTGCCAACCCATGCCATCTATATATTCTTTGCGTTTTTCGTCGTTAGTTTTAGTCATTGATATAAAAGCGAAGGAATAAAAAACCCCCATGAAGGGGGCGCGGTGGTTAAAAGATAAAGGCGGCTGAAAGAGAAATCGCAAAGGCGTAAAACAAAAACATGGTTGCTTTTTCCTGATTGTTAATTCTCTTATCTAATCCTTTAGCTGTCCTGAGTAATTCAGGCTTAAGCATCTTGTCCAAAACTTTTGAAGAAGTCATCTAATAGGCCGTGTCTCCACGGGTCGAATTGACTCTTTTATTATAACCACAGGGGTTGACCCTTTACTACGTATCGTTAGCAATTAGTAATATTTAGGGCTGACTACTTAGCGTTATAGATGCCCCCGGACTTTCCCCTGTTTCGCAATACCGTTTACTTGCTACCCATTTAATAATCTGACTATCATCTCTAACTAATCCTGATTGTTGTATCGAATCACCTATTGACCTTATTAATTTATCCGTATCACTTTTTGTCGTTTTATATCTAGGAGCGCTAGGCCTTAATCCTTTTTTCCCAAAATGCGCTTTAGGTCGCATAAAACGAAATTCACAACTAACGGCAAAAGCACAATCAATTTCCCAATCATCAGGTCGAGCTGATAACAAATAAGTCATTACATCCTGTCGCCAAGACTTCAATTCTTTATCGTTGCTATAAATCACACCAAAGGCAGTACGTTTTAAACTGCCCTGCGCTACAGGTACACCAACAACATCAACACTAATTATTTTCATTTGTAATATCTGGATCACTTTGGCGTCTTAGTAATTCAAGCTTTAGCGCCAATTCTGGATGACGTCTTAATTTATATTCTTCGCAAATACTTTCTATCTCTTGGTAATCATCAAAGCCTAAAGCGTCTATTGCTTTCGTACAAAATGAACCAAACTCAGAACTAAGGCGTTTAAATTCCTTGCTAGTGGCAACAAATTCTTCGAGGTTGCTTTTATTTGCTTTGATCATTTCGTTCCGCTGATAGATAGCGTTTTGATGTTCTGTGAAATAACCAATAATGATTTGTTCTCTAAGAGTGAAACCCATTTTGTTTTTTCCTCCAATGTTGAATAAGTTTTTTTAGTTCAGTAATTCGCTTTTCAGCGGCTTCGATTTTTTCTCTATTTGTCAACGGTGATCCTCCAATAACCTTTGGTCGCAAGTTTCACCGCCTTGTTGTCTAATATTTCTAGTTCTTTCCTCTGGTCAATTTCTGTTTTATAAGTTTCCTCTTGTTTCGTTAATTCCTCTGAAAATTGATATTTTTGGGTAGTTTGAAGTCTATTAGCTGTAACCCCATGAGATTTAAAAATCCCTTTAATCCGTCCGTCTTTTCTATGCTCTTCTAGTTCATCTTTAAGAACAGATTCGGCAATAGTTAATGCTCTGATCTCTTGTTTAACCTTTACTAATTTAGAAAGGATTCGTTCAGGGGAATTTAAAACTTCGCTATCTAAGGGGATCATCGTAAGGAATTTCGGGGAAT